GCCGTCAACAAACAAGTTACCGTCGATGACCAGCGTTTGATTCGCTTCTATGGGGCGCACTCGCCAGCCATTCTGCAAAAAGTAGTATGGTGGAATGGATAGCCCACCTCCCAAGTCGTCACCGCCAGCGGTACGAAACGCCGGCAGATACTTCGAGTTGTCTGACACTGCCATCCAATCCACCCAGGCGACATAGAGCGACTTTGCAGTAACGCTCGTGCCGTCTAGTATGAATCGCTTGGCTGATGGATCAATGGTGATTGCCATGGCTTAGGCATACACGCGGTCTTGCTCTGCAACCAGAGATAAGCTGATCGACTTGCTCTGCGTAATCGTGCCAGTGGCCACGGCGAACTTACCAGTGCCTGGGCGAATGCCGATCAAAGTGACAGGGCGCGGGGTGGAGCCTGCATAGCCGCCTTGGGTGTTGCCGTTCCAATCGAAGTCGAACGCAATTGAGGCCGCGCTGATAGTTCCTGTGATTGGTGTGCCGGCTGCATTGTTGACTGTGATGGCACCAGCCTCGCCGTAGTCATTGCCTGCACCTGTGGGCGATGTATACATCAGGCGGTAGCTGGAACCCGCACCAACAAGCACGCCATTGAAGTTGAGCGTACCCGCTGAGGTGTAGTTGTTGACACGCAAAGTGTTGGTATCGTCGTAGAACTCTACCCGGTTGCTGTCTGCTGGGAGTACGTCGTCGATGTAGACGGACTGGGACGTGACCAATGTGTCACCCACGAACTTAAGTAGTTCGTCCTGAATATTTCCGAGCTTGGTTCCTGCTGTGCCGCCAGTGTTGATGTCAGTGCCTTGGCGCAGCATGTACTGCACTTTTGCATAAATCTGCTCCAGCGTACCGCCGTTGCCCTCGATGATGATCTTGAAGTCGCGCGAAACACCTGCTATGGTTCTGGTCTGGTTGGCTGTGTAGTAGGCAACCGTGATGCCAGAGTACGGAGCGCCAGCCATAGCAGCATCGCCAGTGGCTTGCACGGCACCCAGTAGTCCCGTGATCTTCAAGTCGTCCTCGTTGGACACCAAGAAGTTGACTTTGTTGGCTCCTGTGCCTGTTGCACCAGTATCAGCCAGCACAGAGGATTTGAACTTCTTTCCGTACTCGCGGACATATGCCTTTGCATATGTGCGCTTGTCAAAGCTGCCGTGAGTTGCGTCGCCAAACACGCGCACGCCCACGTTGAACTGGTCAGTGAACGGAAAGTTCACCGCTGCGTCTGTGGCTGCCAAGTGGTAGTAGGGCTGCACCGTTGTGGCCGGTGTAATGGAACCCAAGCCAATGAAGCCTGCGTACTGCTGAAGGAGCGCGCCAGCCGCAGAGTATTCGGACCAGCCAGCATCTCGAATCATGTTGCGGGTTGCGTCGTCCGCAAAACTCCAGCCAGAAAACGTACTTCCGTCAGTGCCAACTTGGTACTGCCCTGACAGATTATCAATCGCATAAAAAGGGTATGGGCTATCTTGATAGCTAGCAGTGGCCCAGAGGTCAACGCACTTAGAATAGACCGCTTGAAATGTAACACCGTCTTTGGCGATAAGGTTGCCAGCTTCTACAAGTTGAATCGTTCGAGCGGGCTCGTTGATGACGATCTCAGTGCCGACATTGAGAGACGCTTTGCTTATTAGTTTTGCCATTTCAGATTCCTACTTGTAACTTATTGCCCTTGCGGGTATTCAAAAAATGCGGAATTGCCCGCAAGTTGTTTTCGACATGCAGTCCGCAAACTTCTCTTCCGCGAAGCGGGATGATGTGGTCAACGTGATGCACGTGCCCAGTAACTTCTGTTAGGTACCGTGCGTTGGCGTAGTGCCGATCAATGGCTGCTTTGTTAGCCCAAGACGGCATTGCATTACGCTTGACTGCATTGCGGCGCTGCACCTTGCTAACTTCTTTTTCAGGATGGCGCTGACGCTGCGCCTTGGCATTGGCTTTTACCTTTTCTGGATTCGCCTTTTGCCAAGCTGCCGACCTTGCAACGGCATTGGCGCGAGTCTTTGCCGCCTTTTCTGCGTATGCTGGGTCATTCTTAAGCCGCTCGCGGTACAGTTTCTGTGCAGCCATGCGTCGCAGAGCCACGCCTGGATCATTCTTTGCTAAATAGCGCCGGTTGCGCTCTCTACTCAAAGCGCGTTTGCGGTCTAGTTCAATCGTCATGCGTATGCCCTATCTACTGTTAAAGCCACCGGTATTGATGAATCAACGCTGGTGAGCGTCAAATTGCGAATGTACTGTGGCACGTAGCCTGCCTTAATAAAGCCAACGTCAATCGTCGGTGTGCCTTCATATTGATAAGCGAAAGTTGTCCCAACTCCTGCGTCCACACTTGCCAGAATTGTCGAAGTGCCAGCCGTCAACACTACAGCATCCGTTCCTGTTGGTAGCCCGGTGAACGTGATTGTATTCACAGACAGCGGGTACAGGTTTGTTTGCTGCGCTGCGCTTGTTGTCGTCATTGCTGCGCGCATGTTGGTTATCACGTTGGTCGCAGCGGCAATGGCGCATGTTGCGCGCACCTTCAGCCTGAAGCCTGTTGTGCTGTTGAATGTCTGTGCAATCAAGTTGGCTGCGGTTAGGTTGAGCCATGTGCCGCCGTAGCCTGAACCGGTGTCGATTTGGAATTCAATGTCGTGGTTTCCCCAGCGTGTTCCGAATGTCACGTTGGTGCCGGTGATGGTTGGGGCGATGTTTGTGAATGCTGTGTACCCAATGGCGAAGTACGGCATTTCCCAAGTAATCTGGTCACCAACCTTGGTAAGCAAAACCGAGCCGCTTGAGTTGAACTGTGGTGATCCGCCAGTAGCTGAACACTGCGCAGCGCTGGCTGACGTTGGCTCGTTACAAACGATCTCTGTGAATCCTGCTGTTGCGCTAGTGAATCTAGTCTTCCAATGAGAGCCGTAAACCGACACCTGCCCGGTTGTCGCGCTGGTGATGCCGACGTTCTTCTCTACAGCGTTCAGTCCAGCCATCACGGTCGTGTCCGCATAGTCGCCCATGCAGTTTTCGATCAGGATGTTGGTGTCAGAGTTGACGAACTGGTATGGGCCGCCGCGCGTACCGCTTAGGAACATGCGCTTGATGGTCACGCCATCGTTGTTACCACCGCCGTTTACACCAACGTTTGTGACGGTGTTGGTCATAACCAGCGGTGCTACTGAGCTGGTTCCGATGTTTTTGACCAGCGTGTCGTAGCAGGCTGACGCATTTACAAGCCCGTTGTATGGCCCGTTGTTTGGTAGCGGAAGTGAAAATCCGTTCACCGTATTGCCAGAGCCACCAGTCGTAAAGTCTAGGCCATACATACCGTTAGTTGCTGTCGTGGTTGTGGTGATCGTGTGATCGTAGTAGGTCAGGTTGTTAAATGTGCATCGCTGTGCGCCAACAAACAGGCCACGGCCACCGATGAATGTTTCATTGGTAAATGTGCAGTTGACCGCTTGAGTAGATGTGACGGCTCCTGTCGTTCCGTTGGCCCGTAGCGTTGCAGATAGGTGCTTATTGCCGCTAAATGTCACGCCCGTTGCGTAGTTAATCTGGGAAACGTACCTACCTGCTGTGGCTAGCGAGAAGCTGACGAACACGTTATTCTGAACCGTTCCGCCAGCAAAGCATGAAATCACGTTGAGTGCAGTGTTGATCTGTGCTTGTGTCGGCGCAACGATGCAGTCGTCTACATCAAGCGGTGATGCAATCTCGTACAGGTTCATCAAGTCGCTGACAGCGCAGGACTTGTACTTGACGTAGAACGCCTGCTGCAAGTTCATGTACCACTGGCTAACGATACCGCGAAGGTCGAAGTAACCTGCACCCGTGGTAATCAATTCTTGACGCGTGGCGACCGTCGCGTTTGGCAACACCCGTGGGCCGGTGCCGGACGCTGTGCGCGTGCTATTGGTCAGGATGATTGCAGGGATACGCACTTTGCAGCCTGTTGGGGGCAGGAAGAACACGCCGTTCGTGCCATCGTTGCCGATGCGGATGCCGCCAGTTGTCTGGGTGATGACCTTCATGCTTGCATCGGTGCGGTGAGTTGCCAATGCCACTACTGTTCCGACGCTTGCGTACTTCTCGTAGATGCCTGAGCCTGCGGAAGTCTCAATCCACACGCCTGGAAACGTGCTCGCATTGGTTGCGGTCGTTGGGCATGGAATAATCTGATTGCGCGCGCCGTTGGTTGTGCCAATTTCAAACCACGCCTCAGTAGAGGTCACGGCCCCGATTCGTGGAACCGTGATGGTAGCCACCGTGTCGCCACGACATTCAATCCAGCCCTGCACGTCTGGCCCTGAGCATGTGGCTGTAATGCCAGTGAGCGCACCTGCTGCAAAGTTCCCACCAGTCACGCCGCCGATCTTTATGAATCCAGTAGCGCCTATGGCAGCGCCTGGAACGATTGGCTCGGATAACCAGTTGGTCCAAGCGCCAAGGAACACGCCCGACACGCCGCCTTGGCTAATTGCTGCACCGAAGGCTGGCGAGTTGCCTGAGCCTGCAGTGTAGGCCACCACGCGCACGTAGGTTGGGTCAAAGTGCAGTGTCCCGCCAGTCCCTGAAAACGTGACAGTATCAAGTGAGCCGAATGCGGTGCTGTGGTTTGGACAGGCGTAGCTATCTGTTCGCACAACAAGGCGCGTTCGGTTGCTGATTGCGTAGGTGTCGAGAGTGGCATTGACCGAGCCGCCAGTCTTTGCGTCAAAGAACTCATCAACACCAGTAGAGCAGGTGAATGCGGTCATTAGTCGTCAACTTTCTTGCCAACAAACGATCCGTCGGCCTGCTTTTCAATGATAACCCTGCTTTGTTTGGGCTTGCTGGCCTCTTTCATGGACTCGGCCATGCTTGCAATAGCGTCGGTGATCTCTGACAGCGCGCCGATGGTGCCTTGGCTGATGTCTTTCATGGCTGCAACTGAAGCGGTGAGGGCTTGCGTCTCGGCTTGCTTGGCTGCTGCCGCCATTGGCATGTTCTGGGCCAGCCCGTCTTGCGGTGGCATGGCAACTGACTGCGGACGGCTGATTTGCTGCTGTGGCATGGCCATTGGCGGCTGTTGAGGTGGCTGTGCCTGCTGCTGTGCCTGCGGGAATGGCTGACTGCCCTGCATTGGCGGCAGTGACAGCGGAATGCTTACCTTTGGTGGAGCAAATCCAGCCTCTTGCAGCATGCCATCGGCCACGCGGGAGATGGTTGGCATGGTGATCACGGCCTGGGCTGCAATCATGGCCTTATCCATTGAGTCCACGTTCAGATTGGTGATGGCTGCTTTCTCTTTCTCTGCCAACACCATTGCGCGGAATGCTTCGGCCTGCTTCTTGAGCGTGTCGGACTTGGTGCCCTCCAGCTCTGCAATGGCCATTTCCTTTTGGAATGCCTGCTGCTCTTGTGCAGCCTGCATGGCCTGCATGTCTTCTGGCGTTGGCTCGGTCTGATCTGGGTCTTTCATGCCGCTGACTTGGCGAATGCGCTTGGCAATCTCGTCGCGGTTCGGCACGTCCATACACTCGACGGCCAGATCCAAGAGCATGATGCCCACGTTTGGCGGCATCTTTGCGATTACCTCCATCAGTTCGGATGCGGCTGCCTCGCGCATGGTGGTGCGCCACTCGGCTTCTGAGATTATGAAATCGGCCTTTGTCCTGGTGATGTCGTTCTCGGGCAAGCCGTCGTTCAGGTCGCGGAAAGCTGCGGTACCGCGCTCATTGGTGATGCGGAAGCTCTTTTGCTCGGTGCAGAACTGCTCTATCAGGCTCAATTGCAGTTCACCCTGCATCTGGGCTGCCAGGCGAAGGTTATCGAATGGCTTGTTTGTGGCGAGTGTGCCTTGGTCCTGCCGGCGCTGGATGGCCACGCCCGACGAAGCGTTGGTCTGTCGGCCTAGGTTCTCATCCGTGATGCCGCCTACCTGCTGAATCATCTGAATGCCACGCGACATTAAATCAAGGTGAGGTGCTGCAAGGTCGCGCTCGGCGTTGAGTATCAGTTCCTTGCCTGCGCGCTTCACAATGATGGCGTCAGGCCGGCTGACCTCTTCAGCGAAGTCGTCAAGGCTGGTGCCTTCTGGCAGTGCGCCCTCGTCCATGATCACCTTGTTGCTGCTCAAGATGTGCAGTGCCTTAGACGCGCGCTTGTTCACGTCGTCCTGAATGTCGCGGATGTTGCGGATGATGCCGTAGGGTAGGTTATCCCGGCCACGTCGATAGCACCAGATTGGCGTAAACCGGAACCGGTTGTGCCTGTACGGGCTTTCACCGTCCCAAAGCAGGTCTTTGACTGTCATGTGGGCCAGCCGGACACGCATCATCAGCTTTTCACTGACAACTGACTGTCCGCTTTCCAATGCCTCTTGGTGCCGCGGGTCTTGCATGTCCAGCATGTCACCCTTGAGCGCTCCACCACGTAGGCGCTTGACCTTCTGCGGCACGCGGTACTCGCACTCAATCAGACGCACGCGTTGGCGCTTGTGTGTGACCACCGACCGGGCCACGCCGAAGTTACTGCGGTCGAACTCTGCGAAGTCCATGGGCACGTCGCCGTCAGCCATGTCGATAGCGCCCTGAAGGCTTGCATCCACAATGGCGTCGTCAATCTGTGCCTCTCGGCCTGGGAATAGCGCCTTGGCCACGTCAACGTCCACCCACTTGGTGCGGAAGATGTAGCGGCCATCGCTCATGTCTAGTTCGGTGCTGGCGCTGTCGTGCAGGATGTTGCGCCACGATTCGTAGCGGCTATAGATGGGTTCGCCGTCGTCCTCGTCCTGCGCGCCGTCTTCCATCCAGCCAATGCCGACGGTTACAGCATCTTCAAACGCCCGGCTGCGCTGGAATGGCAGGCGGTTCACGTCTGACAGGTACTTCAGGTAGTCTGTCTTGAGTTCGGCCTGCTTGGTGTCTTCCTTGCCCCTTGGCAGGATCTTGAAGTCAGTGCGACCGCGCTTCTCAGAGCCGATGATCCAGTTAATGGATGTGGCTGTGACGTTGTAGACGATTGGAGCTTGGCCGCGGTCTTTGAGCGCCTTGGCCTCTTCCTCAGACCACTGGATGTTGTCCTTGTAGTCCTCGTCAATCGCCATTTGGTAGCGGTTCTCGCTCTGGCGGTCTAGCTCTTGGCGGTAAAACGATAGCAGCCGAGCATGAAGCTCTTGGCCTTTGAAGCTATCGAGCGCGTTTTCAGGTGGCAGTGCTCCCCCGGACGTTACAGCCTCCGGCAATCGGTCAATTGGCGTACTCTTGTTATTGACTCGCGTTAGGCTGTCATCATTCAGGTCGAACACAGGCTACCCCTCAAATTTGTTTCACTGGAACGTAGTCCAGGAACTGTACCGTCCGCTTTTTGCCGTCTCCGGTGTCAATGTAGGCCTCGCCAACCACTTCGGTGGACTGTGGATCGACGGGCATGCTGACAAGATCAGGCAGGTGCGAGTGTAATATATCCGCGATGCGGTGCGTGGTTGTCATGCTGTCCTCGAAGCCCAGCGCCTTGGCAATACCCTTGGCTGCGCGCACGCAGTATTTCGGGTCGTTGTAGCGGTAGGCTGCTGACAAGGCGATGATGCAGGGCTTGACGCTGTTTGGTGGCCGGTAGCGTGGCAGTAGCACTAGGCAAGGCTCGCTGTCTTCTTGGTCGCCGTTATAGGTCCATGTCCCGAACAGCACTAGGTCACCGAGCTCGCGCATAAAATGGTGGCGCGACAAATTTATTAGGGGCTTTTCGCCGTCGGTCATACGCTTTCTCCAAATGCGTCAATGCGCGCTCCAAGGATTTCGGAGTAGACCCGCATGGCACCACCCTGATTCCGCAATCTAGTTCTCTCTTCAGTCGGGAGGCCTTCAAACATCGCCGTTGAGTAGAAGGCAATTAGTTTGTTTAGCTTGTCGTCCAACTGAGCCTTTTCTGCTACCACGCGTTGCTGGTGTACTGGCATGCCAGATATGTCACCAATCGGCAGATACGCTTTTTCAAACTGTTCCTTTGGGCTCCAACTAATGTACCCGGCGTGGCGGCTATCGTTGCCCTTGCCGCCGTCGTGGTACTCGACCAGATAGCCCTCGTCGGCACCGTCCTCATTGGCAGGAAGTTCCCAGCCGCGGTACTCGTTGTACTCGGCACGGGTCATTGGCGTGGCGTCGATCATCTTGGTGCCGATGTAGGTTTTCACGATACTTCCCCCACCACCTGCAGGCGCGTCATGGTGGCCAGCTTATCTTTCAGTGCGTAGCCCATGAGTGGCCAAATCTTCTGCACGGCATTAGCACGGGCAATCTTGCGGCCAATCTCGGCGTCAAAGTTCTCAGGGCTGGCGCATGCGCTTTCGCCTGTGACTGTGAAGCCGTTGCGCAGGACTAGAACGCAAAAGGTCAGTAGGCCTAGGGATGGGTTCCAATGAGGCACATTGAAACCCGCTGCGTACGCGCCCATGTGACCATCGCTAGCAGTGAAATAGTGCTCGCTGGCGATGTTCGCCTCAATGTCCGCCGGCGTCACGCGCGGCGCGGTCAGTCCCTTGTCCTTGATTTCCTGCTCGATGGCTTGGTCGGTCATAGTGGTTCTCGTTTAGTTAATTAGTTCTTCGCGCTCTTGTTCTGTGAGCCCGTCAAGGTATTTCGCATTCTCAATGCCGTGTTTCACACCGCGCCAAAACGCAGCCTCTTCAAGATCGTCTCGCTTTTGGCAAAAAACACTCCATACAAAGTAATCCCAAAATTCAACTAGATTAAAGACCCATAGCTGAAATTTGACTTTTGATGTGTCATAGTAACTCTGCCCGATGGAGTTTAGTGCCCATTCAGGCTCACCAATCTGGAATACATTGCTGTATCCAAGCCTTTTTCCACCCCATACGTGCGAGAAATTGACTTTGATCATCGTGGTCCTGGTTTAGTTGTGGTGGTGCGATTTTAGTACCAGTGCGGGCAAATAGCTATCATGCCGTGCGCCAGCTTCGTGCCGCCTTGCGTTTGGGTATGGTCTGGGCTCCAGCGCTCAACATCTGGTCGCGCATTTGTCCGAAGCCTCGAAAACTGTCGGCCCCGTTGCTCGCCTTATCATGCCTAGGCTCATCCTTCCACATCCCGCGCTGCGCATCCCACTCTTTTCGGTACATATCGAGGTGCTTCAGCCCTTGCTTGCACTCAGTCTCGTCAAACCATGCGCTGCTGAAGGCGTTGCGGGTCATCTGGATGCCGGTCTGCACCCGGTCGATGCGGGGCACGATCTCTACATTGCGCAGGTTTAGCTTCTCCAGCATCTCCCTGGGCGTCCAGTTCTTCTCCATGCCCAGCCGCTTGGTGTCGCCGTCGTGCGGTAGGTAGTGGCGTCCCCACACGTAGCCATGCTTTTGCATCTCGGCCACGTAATGGTCAAAGCTCTCGCCGGTGTTCTCGTAGTAGCGGATGAACCGGTCCTGAGTTCCGATGCGCTGGTGAAACCAGATTGCCATTTCGTCGTTCAGGCCGATGTCCCACCATGTGTTGACGGGGATGGCCTTCTCCCATGGCACCGTCGTGATACGCCCCTGCTTGCGCGCGGTGGCCATCTCGTTGACGTAGTAGCAGCCCTCGGTTGATCGCTGAAATGCCTCTTCTGGCGTGCTTGGGTACTCCTGCCACATCCGCTCTGGGTTGCTGGCAAAGTCTGCGTCACGGGTCGCCACGTACCATGCGCGCTGCTCTGGCGTGATGTCATTGCCGGTCAGCGTCTCGACCTTGGTGAAATATTCCTCGTCCTTGCGTGTCATGATCACGCCGGTCGGGTCCATTGCGTACTCTGGCGCTCTCCACCATGGGAAGAAGTGGAAGCGGTAATCCCTGAACGTGAGCTCGCGCTTCTGGTGGTCCAGCGCCATCGCGCGCTGCGTCAGGTCGTAGAACTCTCCCTCTTGGCCCTCGGCGGTGCTCTCGATCACGATAATGCCGGACTTTGGCACTGCTGGTATCGAGCCGGTCATCACCTCGGCGGCTTTCTGAGGGTACTTGGCGCAGATTTTCCCGAATTCTGATATGTGCAGGCGGTGGATGGTGCCCGACCGCATGGATGTGGCCACGCGAATGCTGCTGTTGTTATGCGCAAATAGCAGCTCGCTGGCGTTGTCTGCGGCCAGTGGGCACAGTTCTTTCAGCTCAGGCGGCAGGTTGTCGTAGGCAAACTTCACCTTGTCGCGGAAGATGACTGCAGCGGCGTCCCTGTCCTGGGCGATGATGCCGCACCGGGAGTTGGGGTTGAACAAGGCGTGATCCAGCCATACCAAGCAAATCAGGGTGGTGAAGCCTAATTGACGGGCCTTCAAGATAACATTGCGATGGTGGAGTCTGGAAACAAAGCGCAACTGTGCCGCGTTTGGCTTGAACTGCACAACAAGGTCGTCCTGCCCTTCGTCGCCTTTAATGAGAATTTTGTAAAGGTGGCTCAATCTCCATAGCGGATCGCCCATGTTCTTCTCGAACTCGGCCATCGCTTTGGGGCTAAGTGCAGCATTCACTCCTTACCTTCCTTCACCACCGGCAACCCAGTGCCGGCAATTCGCTGTAACATGCTGGCCAGCGGGTTATCAGGCTGTACGCCGTGGTTCAGATCCAGCTTGTCGCCGTAAACCTTTGGTAGCACCTTGGATAGCATCCACTTGCGCGAGTCCACCCGCAAACGTGAGCGCGCTACAACTTCGGCGTTGGTCTTCTCTTGTCCAGAACTCGGGTCGATGTAGGTATCATTCGAGCCATCGTCCGAGATTTCTACGATTTCTTCAGCCCATCCAATGGCCCGGATTTGGATGGCTCTCGTGTATTGCGCAAAAAAACCTTCCTTGTCATCCAGCGCCCAACCCCTAATCGTTGCCTCTTCCGGCATGGCTGGGTCAGCACCTATTGAGCGCACTGATTCACCCTTGGCGATTCGCTTCACAATCTCTCTGGCAATCTCAGGCGTGTAGAGGCTTGGCCTGCCCCTTGGCCGCTTTACCGGTACTGCTTTCTTACTCCCCTTGGGTGACTTCTTTGCAGGCGCTGGGGTTTTTGCGGCTGCAGGCTGTTTCTTGGT